TGTTGATCGCCGTGGTGTTTGATTCGCGCTGCTGCTGAGTAAGTCCCGTGCCCCGAATGGCCCCATAGTCCTCGGGCTTGAAGTCGTCGTTGGCTCCACCAGAGTCGGCGGCGGAAATCGTGCCGTCAGCCGCGATGGTGATGTTCTGGCCCTGCTTGACCACGCCCAACTGGTTGACCCCCGCAATCGGCGGGACGTAGGGGGTCGGGTTGCTGTTAACGAGGATATCCCCGTTCATCGTGAACCCGGCGCCGATGCGGACACCGCCGCGGACGGTGTCGGTGGCTGCGGGCAGGACGTAGGACGTCCCGGTCGGCGCCACGCTGAGGATGCCGGTCGCCTCGTCGTAGGTGAAGCCGTTGCCGATCCTGATGCCGCCGAGGCGGTTGGCTGCCGCAGTCGGCAAGGTGTAGGAACTGGACGACAGGAGAGCAAGGCGGACGCGCCGCAGGACACCTGCCGACGTGTCGTGCGTCAGGACGTAGTCCGACGACATATCGGGCGAGGTGTCTTCGGACTGGCCGATGATATCGACCGCAAGGGAACGGCTGGCGGTGAGGGCGCCGCCGCCCGTCAAGCCAGCGCCGGCTCCGATGGAGGTGGATGTCGGGACAAGGCCGGTGACCCCAATCCTGACCGTCTTCGCCGTCGCGTCCGTGGTGATGTTGACGTTCGAGAGAGCCGCGAAGTTCAGGGTCTCGCCGGGGGTGGTCGCCGTGATCGAGGTCTGTCCGGCAACCGCGATGGTCGAGAAGTCCGGCGTCGCCGTGGCACCGCCGCCGCCTGTGCCGATGCGGTTCATCCGCACCTTGCGGGGCAGGTTGGCGGAGGCGTCGTGGCTGATGACAAAGTCGTTGGCCAGATCCGGAGCGGTGTCCTCGGTCAGGGTCGGGATGTCGAGGGACAGTGTCCGGTCGGCGGTGAGGTCTCCGCCGCCCTTGATGCCATTGTTGGTGTTGATAAGGCGCGACGTCGGCGTCTTGGATGCCGTCGCAACCGCCAACTTCATCCGGATCGAGTTGCCGTTGCGCGTGGCATAGATGTTGTCGGTGTCCTCGGCAGAGAGACTGTCCGGCAATTGGTCTAGGGTCTGGTCAGCCATGAGGTCTCCTGGGGACGACTATCCGGCGCAGGCGCGGGTCAGAGAGCATTGAGAGAGCCGGTGTCGATGCGCTTGTAGAAGAGAGCGACACGGCGGTAATGCCCGGATGCCATGGCGCGACCGGGCACGGTACGCGCGCCGAGCGTGAGCCTGGACAGACCGGTTGGAATGGCCACACTGGTGTCGGTACCGACTGATGATCCGGCAACGCTGGCAACGGCGTCATTTGCCTTCCAGGCGACCGCAAGGCGGACCTCGGCCGACGGCGGCAGTGTCCCACCGGCAATCGCGGCCTGAGAGGCTCCTGCGGTGACGATTTCGCTGAGCACGGTGCCCGAGGTGGTGCGGGATATCTCTACCCGGTCGCTCGCAGACCCATTGATATCAGCATCATCCAGGGAAAGAATGGTGGCGGCACTGGAAGCAAGGGGGTGCAGCGGCGTCATCTCAACGATGGCCGAGCCTCCAGTGCCCTGGAAACTGATTCCCGGAACGGCCGTGCTCGAAACGTAACAAACGTCGGCGGCACGATTGACGGCTCCATTGGTCGTCACGACCAGGGACGTGGCATGGTCCCTAGGCTCCACCTGCGCCGCCGCCATCAGGGTGGTTCCCCCGACGACACCCCAGTAGGAACCGTCCCCGATATCGCCGAACACTTGAAGGGACGCGTCCGCAATCGTGTTGGTCTGCACGGTCAGGACGCATTTGTAGATACCCCGACCCATGTAGGTCATGCCGTGCCGGACGTACTGAACAACGCCAGTGCCAACGGTGGGCGCCGCACCAGCAACCCCGGTGGCAAGGTTGAACCAGACGGTCTTGCCCGAGACGAAGCCATTGTCCGTCAGGCAGACGGCTGCCCAGTCCATCGACGCGCCTTTCTTCAGGTAGACGCTGGCGGTCAGGTAGGAGCCGGCTGGGAACGGGGTGACATACTGTGTGCTGTTGCCCTGCTCCGTCGTCTTGGTCAGGATCGACAGACTGTTTGCTCCGTCCAGCCCGGTGCCGCCGCCAGACGAGGCGGTCGTGTTCTGCTTGGTCCAGTAAGAGCTTGTGAAGTTGCCGCTAACCGCCAGCAGGTTGGTTGTCGAATCCTCAATCAGCAGTCCGAGCGGCTGCTGAGTGGCGGGGTCATGATCGAACCGTGGCTCGTTGACATCGGCCCGCACCAGCAAGCCCCGACTATTGAAGCGCGTGGCTGACGAGGCGCGGCTGTAAACCTCGACGCCGTGCAAACCGGGGTGGGAGGTATAGTCGAAGTCAAGGAAGGGCGAGTCTGCCCACAGTTTCCAGAAACGGGGGAGGCTTTCACTTTGTGCTGCTGACGCCGTGTAGCCAATCCGTCCCATCCGGGACCATTCGAGATTGACGATCCCCTTAGCGAAGGCGGGCGATGCTTCCTGTAGACGGAAGTCCAAGGCTGCCGGATCGGAGAACAGCGGATTGGCAACCGTGCTGTTGATGTCAAAATTGACGTCGTTGGTACTGCCCGGATCAGGGTTCGAGCCGAGCTTCTCGATATTGCAGTAGATGTTGTTGTCGATTGAGTTCCCTGTGCCGAGGGCGTTGAGATTCCATAGCTGACCAGTCCGCGCAACCGGCGAGTAGTAGATGTTTTTCCGGAAAGTGTTGCGCTCCGGATTGACGTTGCCGGTCAGGTTGCCGTTGACATGCATGGTCGAGACGTAGGTCTCGTGCGGCATCAGGATGTGGATGTTGTTCTCAATCAGGTTGTCGTCGCCACCATGAATGAAGACATGCCCCCACAAGGCATTGCGCATGAAGTTGCCGCGCACAGTGACATTGGACGACAGGTCATCGAGATAGACGCAACCGACCTGATAGGGTTCGATGACAGTGTTGGTGGTCGAGATGGCGATCCCACCGGGGTCATCGATGTAATTGCCGATGACGTTGAGATTGAGGTCCGCGTCAGCGCGATTGAGGCTTTCGATGGCTCCGGTGTCGTAGGCCATCCGGTTCGTGCGCTGGATGTAGTTGTAATTGCAGGTGTTGTGGACGTGTCCGCTGGACGAGATTCCCTTGAAGCTGAAAGCGTACTGGCCGGTGCCCCAAACATCGTTGTAGAGGATTTTGGTGTTGGAACTGCTGCCCGAATAGACAGCGGCCCCGGTCAGGTGCATGTGACCGATGTTCTTGAAGGTGTTGCCGTATATCGTGGTGCCCAGGATGTTGGAGTCGATGAAGATCGCAGCGTCTCCGATATCATCAAACCGGCTCCCGGCGACCACCGTGTTGTTGCTGCCGTTGCTGATCCAGATACCGGCCGTGTTGCGGAAGGTGCAGCCGCCGACCTTCAGACCGGTCGCGCCGTACAAATAGAATGCCGCGCCGTCGTTCTTGGTGTGGCTGCACGAGGCACAACGACGCCAAGGCTTTCGAAACCAGACGACTTGGGCCGGACAACCAACTTGCCGTCTGATTGCCGCCACGCGAACTCGCCATCGTTCTTGATCAGCGAGGGATGGTTGATCAGGCGGAAGATCGCGTTTGTGGCTATGTTCTCAGGTGCCGACCCGGAGATGGTGATGGTCCGGGTGGTGTCATTGATTGCGGACACCGGCTTGAGCACATTGGCAGAACCGACGGTAGAGCCGCCGACCGGGTAGCCGCCCGGAACCTGAACCATCAGGCCAGTCTGCATCAGACCCGAGGGGACTTCACCCGCACGGTATCGGAACGCCGTCGTGCTGGGAGTTGACGCTGCATCGGCAAGCAGCCAACCGGTACCGAACGGGCTGGATGGGTCGATGTTTCCGCTCTGGGCACAGCGCTGGCGCACCTCGCCGATGAACAGATCCAAGGATGTGGCTGTGGTTGCCTTGGAGTAGAGACCGCCCCCCTCGCTGGCGAAGCCGGTCAACAACTCGCCCCCGGAGATGATTGCGGTTTCGCCCGGATATCCGGCGATGATGAGATTTGCGCAGGTCGAGTCTAAGTAGATGTGCGAGGAGAACCGGTAGGTACCGCCGCGCAGAATGACGGTCTTGCGGGTAGCATGGGCCGCGGCTTGCTGAATCCCCTTGCTGACAGTCAGGTAGGGACTGGCCTCGGTGCCGGTCCCGGTGGTGTCGTTGCCGGTGGTCGAGACATACCAACTGTTGGAGTCGGCAGTCGGGACGGAGACCTCGGCTGGGACCGGAACAACTACGGTTCCGCCGGCCAAGAATGCCGGTCCTTCGGTTAGCGCGATTCCGCCTGTGAGGGTCGCGTTGGCCGCGTCGGTGCCACTGTTCGCGATAGGAGATGTCAGGGTGTTGAGCTTGGTGTGGAGGTTCGGATTCTTCCCGAGACCCGTAATGATGTCGGCTCCGGCAGCGAGTTGGGTCATCTCGGCCGATGTCAGCAACGCCCTGAGATTCCAGACATTCCACAGAGATCCAACCATCCACTGGGCGCTGGCGGAAGCGGGAGGCGCTCGGGTTGCCAGCGCGGCCGGCGAACCTCCGGTGGTCAGGTTTGGGATAATCGCCCCCAGTCCGGACACGCTGCCGCTTTTATACAAAGTGCGGGTTCCATTGGGCGGCGCGTAGTAGATGTTGAGCGTTTCCGTGGCCTTGATGCGCTCGAATATCCACAGCCTCCAGCCGGTGTGGGTGAGAACGGGAGTCGTGTCGCCCGTGATCTGAATGGAGGTTGCTCCAGTGCCGCGCAGCGATAGTTCGGCCACGCTCGGCTTGGTGCTGTGCGATGTCTCGTAGATGATAAAATTGAAGGTGTTGGCGGTCGTGTAGCTTCCGGTCGAAATGACGAACTGGGAACCGGCCCCGGCGGGATTGTCTATCCGCACCCATACGCCGGTCGTCCAGTCAGCATCGGGCCAATTCAGAGCGCCCGAGTATGGGTAACGGGCATAGCCGGTTGTCCCGTCAAACTGGAGTGCGGGACGAGTGAATGTGCCTGCCTCAACCGCGGTCTGGACCGGAGCCATCAGAGGCTGGAGAGCATTGCCCGTGGTGACGCCGGAGAAGGTGGTGTTGTCAAAAATCGGGGAAGTCGCGTCGAACCGGCCGTACTGGTAGTAGATGTCGAGCGCCTGTCCGGGGTCGGATGCCAACGTTATGGTGATGGTGGAAGCGGCCAGGGCAATCGAAGAGATTGCCAGCGCCGAGGCGTCTGTATGGGTAGCATTGCGCGGGAATATCTGAAATCCGGTCGCCTGCGTGCCGCTGTTGATCTTGAGACTGCCACCGGACTTGTGCTGAACGGTGAGGGTGATGGTGGTCCCGGAACGGGACGCCGCGGTAATGGTCGGCCCGAGCGGCTGGACGGTCTCCGTGCCCATCGCATAGAGCAGGGCATGGGCGTAGCGATAAGCCAGTTCCTCAGAGCCCGGTGCCGTCTGCAGCGTATCGTCGGATAGCGGCACGGACGGTGCCCATCCGAGATTGATAGCCGTGGGATTCTCGCCCAGATACTCGTAGTGGGCGCGACGCGTCTCCTGAACCGCGAGATCAGTCTGAGCCGCATCGGCCCTCGGCATGAGCGGGAGAATGCCGACCCGCTGGATCGTACCCTGTGTTTTGATCTCCGTGATCAGAGCGGTCAATCGGCTCTTGTAATCGGTCCGCGTGATGGTCCCGGTTCCTGTTCCCCCCTGGTTCCACAGGAACCCCGCGATGGTGCCGACGGCCTGAAGCCGGGAGGCTGCCGTGACGTAGGCCGGATCTCCAACCTCCCAGTCACTAATTGATGTCCCTGCGACCGCAACCTGAATGCACGCCTGCGGCACGGTGGTCGCGGCGCGCATCACGTTCAGGAAGCGAATGACGCCGTTGCCGCCGGTTCCAGCGACGACGCCGGGCAAATCCCAGGTAGTTCCGCTGTTGAAATAGACGGTCCGGTCATCGGGAGTGGGTGCCGCGCTGGCAAGGGTGGACATGCGCGACTGCTGCGACTCGCCGGCCAGCATCCATATGTCGCCAACGCCGATGACATTGGTCGCCGTGAGAATGGCGGTCGGCTGATCCGCTAGGCGGTACTGGAGCTTGTACCAGCCGCCTTGAGGGATCGAGAGCGTCCCGGTCCACGACCCGGCAGAACCGCCTGCGCCGAATTCGGTCGAGAAGTCGCTCGTAAAATCACTCAGGGACGGGTTGGCAACCTGTGTCCATGCCTGAACTTCGGCGGACGTCGCGGCGTTGATAACGCGAACGGAGACGGCGCTCGCGGCACCTGTAAATGTGCCGGAGAGGCTAACCGTCGCCGTCGCGCCAACGCGCTGGTAGACCCGCTGGTTGGGAAGCTCCGTTGCGGAGATTCGGATAGCGCCGCCACTTGACCGTCTGCGCGCGGAAGAGATCGCGCTGACCTGTGTCAAGGAGCGGTATCCCCGGTCAGGACGACCTCGGGAGCGCTTCCGGCGTTGGAGACGCAGAACAGGAACGCGACGGAATACTGTCCTGCCGTCCGGGTGTGATTGTCGCGGGACCGGAGATTCCCGCCCGTCACCGCGACCACCCCGGCACCCGCGCCGATCTGCGCGATGGTCAACTCAAAGCCGACGGGCGTGTTGCTGGGAAGAGTCAGGTTGACCGGGGAGGCGGCATTGACGACGAGCTTGCGCCGGTTGTCGGTCAGCGCGACACCGTAGTTGCCGGTAACGGTGACCAGCGCCTGTGTCGTGCGATCTTCGAGGGTATCGACAATGTCGTGCAGGTCGGAGACGGATGTGCCCGCCGCCTGCCCGACCGGCATCGCCGCCTTGAGAGCCGAGATTGTCTGGACGGTCATTAGGCGAAGTCCGGCGTGAAGTCGGTGGAGAAGGCATCACCGAACGCCGTCGGTTCGAACGGCTCTTCCGGGGATGGCTGTCCGGGCGCGATGCCGGACCGCTTCAGCCGGTTCCGGTAGGTCTGCTGCGCGGCATTGCAGGCTCGGGCGAATTCCCGATTTGAAACGCGACGGGCCATGGATGCCTCCGGAACGAAGATGCCGGTGTGAGCGGTCAGGTTACCCGGACCGCTCGAACCGACCGGCAGAACCACTGGCCTTGGGGTCAGCGGGGTCAGTGCAGAGAAGTCGCCGAACAGGTTAGTCGCGGCCCGAGGCGGGGCCGACGTCTCCTAGACCGGCGCGGGGGTATCGCCTTCGTCAACTGGGGGCTCGTCCTCGGCGGGCGGTGCCGCGTCGTCCTTGGCCTCGGCAGCCCCGGCAGTCAGCGCCACGATACGGGCTTCGCCGCCGACGACCTGAATTTCCTGGATGCCGATGATGAGACGCTCGCCTTCACCGGCAACGGCATCAGCGATGGCCCGCACCTGGGCGGTGCCGGCGGGACCGACCGTGACCACGTCTGCGGAGGTTCCATCGGCGCCGGGGGTTACGGTGACAATCGACTCGTCGCTGACCTCCCAGCGGGTGGGACCATCGACCGAAGCCGTGTTGCCGTAGTTGTCCCGATAGCTGACAGTGAGCCGGACTTTCTGGTCCGCGGTAAGGACGAGCATGTTTCACCTCTTGGAGGAGACGGGGCCGATCTGGAACACGCAAACCGGAGAGGTCTGCGGGTCGGGCGGCGGCGGTGACGAGCGGGGCTTGAGCACCACCGTCACCGTCGCCGTTTCGATGTCGCCCGAGCGCAGCAGGCGTTCGAGCGTTGTGCTGAGATCGTCGGGCATGGAAAGCCCTTCTGCAGCGAGTGCCTAGTGCCGGGAGTCCGAACCTTGGCTCCTAGCTTTCCGGACCGGCACCGTCGCCCCGAGAGGGGGACTTCGGAACCGACTTTTCCGGGTCCTTGGTGGTGGTCTTGCGCTGACCCTCGGACTGCTCGCCGAGCACCGGACGGCGATGGGAGGGAGCATTCGGGTCGCGGTCGTGAACGGTGTCACCCGGATTGCGGATGACGCCGGACTTGACGGCGGGGTGGTCGGACAGGTCGTGGACGCCGTCAACGGTAGGACCGTCAACGATTTCCGGCGAGCCTGCGGGCGGGGCGGGGGAGTCCTTCTTCGAAGCCATGATCAGTCTTCCTTAGACTTGCGCGGACGGCCACGGGACAGTTTGCCGGTCTCCTTGGATTCCTCTTCCGGAGCCGGAGCCTCTTCCTGGGACGGAGCCTCTTCGGGAGCGGGCTTGGTCTCTTCGGGAGGCGGAGCCGGGATCATGTCGCTGTCGGCGGTGTGGGCCGGAGCGGGAGGCTCCTCGGAAAGCTCGGATGGCGGGGGTGCGTCGGCAAACTTGCTGGCGCCAACTTCCAGGGCTTCCTTGGGGTCGGTGACCGGAGTCAGCGCAACGGCGGCATCGGCTTCGATCCGCTTCTGCGCCGCGGCCATGCCGCGCTCGATGATGTTGCCGACTTCCTTGGGGTCGTCGTCCTTCGCAAGCTTCTTCGGAGCGGCCTGACGCGATGCCTTGCTCTCCGTGGTATCGACGTCCGGACGCTCCTTGTACTCTTCGGTGGCGCGAATGCGGCCATCGTGAGTCGGCGAGCGCGGGTCCTCGTAGTCGGCGTAAGCCTGCTCCTGGAGGGGAGCCATGCCGAACTGCGAGCGGTCGAAACCAGCCTCGTCATGGTCCGGAATCGCCTTGGTCTTGGCATCGCGCCAGTGCGAGTTCTGCAACTCCTCACGGGCCTCGTCGGTCAGGACGCGGGTCTTGTTCAACTCCGACTGACGAAACGCTTCGGCTTCGCGCTCAAGGTTGGCGTCGGCCGGAACGTTGATCAGGCGACCTGTGTCCGGATACGGCGGGGACGCCATTTTCGGCAGGTCGTCCCGTCCGGTCCGGGCAAATTCGGCCATCTGCTCGGAGTCGAGTTTGTGGTTGAGCGGGGTATTTTGCGCAACGTTGTCGCGGGCTTTGGCATCCGCCAACGCCTCGGACTGACGGCGTGCGCGGTTAAACGCGGTGGCACTCATGGGATAGCCTCCAGTAACCGGGGCGTGTGCGAGTATGGGCGTCAGCGAACCGACGCCCACCAGAATCAGGTGCTCGCCAACTTATGGCGGAACATGACGATTCTCAGGTTCTTCGGATCGTAGACACGCGACCACGATGCGCCTGTGGCGAGCACAGTATTGTCGGGGCCACCACCAACAGCAGCGCCGATGTAGCGCACACCCCGAGGATGCATTACGAACATCCGGCGGTTGATGAGGTAGTCCTCGCCCGCGAGCGAATCACGGTCGGTTTCAACAGCAGTCAACTTGCCGCTGGTGCCATCCGCGAATCCAATTGCACCCTGCCCGAAGAGGATCGTATCATATACAGCCGAAGCACCACTTCCGGTAACTGTCATTCCATCGTCAACAATCACGCGTTTACCCATCAAGAAGGGTACGCGGATTTGGCTGTCAGCGAAGGTGACGAACTCGATCAGGTTCAGCTTGGCGAGTTGAGTTTCGACCGCCGAGTGCATCACGATAGCCGCGATGTTATCCTTGGCATCACCCAACTTCTGAACGGCGTCGAGGTAGTTGATGGCCGAAATGCCTTCGGAGCCGGTAACGGCCGACACGTCATGGATGTTCGCGGACATGCTTCCCGAAGCGAACACGCCGGTGAGGATCGCCTTCAGCGTGCGCTGCATGTCGCGAGCCCACCAACCAGCGACAAGATCGCCTATAACTTGCATTGGGTCCGACGAACTCAATGCGGCGGCGAGTTCATTTACGCCCCACGCCTTACCGCGAGCAAGAACAACGGCCTGATCCTGCGCGGAGGTGATCGGGTTAACCGAGAGAGCGGCACCCGTGGCGCTCAGCACTTCGGACTCACCGCTCAAGTCCTGCCAGAACGGCATGTTGAGGGTGTTGCCGCCGTCGCTGACGAAGTTGTTCAGGTCTGCGACCGGCTGAATGATGCCGCTGGTCCACAGCATGGAGAGTTCCGTTGTGCGCTGCACAACATACGGAACCCAGCGCTCTGGAACAATTACGTTTGAGAGTCTCGTAGAGGCCATAACAATCCTCGGTGGGTTGGATCAGATTCAGGGGGTGAGGGTGGGAAGCAGGACAGCCCACCGGGGGCTGCTTTCCCAGAGCCGCCGGGGCTCCGGGCGGCAGAACGCAGACCTCCATTCCGGCTGTGCCATGGCGGCGGCAGCCGGAGATAGTCCGCGGTAGTTGGGTTGGCGTAGGGGCGGTTAGGCCGCTTTCGGCGGGTGGATGGCGGTGATGGACGAACCGGCAGCGCGAGCCATCGCTTCGGCTTTCGCCAGACCCTCTTTCTGGATGTATTCACCCTGCTTGGTGAGGTTCCAGTTATCGCGCGTCCACGGGTTGGTGGGACCACCAGGAACGCTATTGCCCGTGGCACCCGTGCCTGCGGCCGTATTGAAGAACCAAGGGCAGGAATCGTGCAAAGAACGAGCCGCCCATTCCTTCGGCGACAACGGGTCAACCCCATTCTCACCGAAGACAATCTCGCCGTTCCTCATCATGATCGGCTGCTTCTTGTCGTTCAAAGTCCAGCCATCCCGAGCAGCTTGATCCAAGATGTTCGGGATGGCTCCAGGAATAGCCTTCGCAGCGAGAGCCGCATCAGTAATGGCCCGATGAATAATGATGCGCTCATTATCCTGAATGGCCTGATCCCTCTCCGAGATCGCCTTATTAAGAGCCTCGGACAGGGCTCGGATCTGGCCCTCGGAAGCCGACTTCATTTCCGAAGTGCGCTGCTCGACCGCCTTCTCGAAACCGTCCTTGTCGATCAGGTCTTTGTCCTTGAAGCGTTGCTCAAGTTTCAGAAGCCTGTCGTAGTCCTGCTTGAGTTTGTCGGGGTCTTCGTTGATGGCGCGATACACCGTCATCTGGCGCTCGGCCTCGGCAAGCCGCTTGTTCAGGTCCGTGTTGTTGGACCGGAACTCCTCGAACTTTTCCTTGGGTGCGACGCCATCGACGAGCAGGCGGAAGACACCGCCGTCATCGGTTTCAACGAAGTACGGGCGGACGGATTCCGGCACCTTTTCAAGGGAGTCGGTAACGTAGGGAATCGGGTTGGGCGTGGACACTATAACGACCTCCGGTCGCTGTCGCGCGGTGCCCTTGCGCTCGGCTCCGCTCTGCGCGGGCAGCGGCGACGGGTTCAAGACATAGGGTGGAGACGTCGTCCTTTGGCCGACCGCAGTACGGGCACAAAAAAAGCCCCGACGCCGTGTGTGGCGGGGGCTTGGACTTGGTCTACGAGTGCGGGAAAATCACTCTGAGCGCACTCGCTCAGCGCCGGTATATACCCGGATGTATTTTATTTTGCAAGGATTTCCCATCAAACCCAAGAAGAAACAAGGGTATGTCTTTGCAATTCAGACATTGGGCCTATGCGTGCAATTTTTTCAGTTTTGCGACACACCCTTCTGACTCTGTGACATTGAGCGGATTTCCCTTTGACCAAAGGTCGTAACACCAGTAAGTTGAAGAACTTTTATAGGGCAAGTTTCTCTTGTCCTGTATTGGTGTGAGGAAGTGTCTATTGGATCAATCAAGACGATACGGGGTATGTCAAGAAAGTTCGACATAAATCGGGTCGCAAACAGGGGTGACGAGCATGGCAATTTTTAACGGCAAAGCGACTAAGGACACCATCCACGGCACCTCGGGAGCGGACAACATCTACGGCAACGGCGGCAATGACCGGCTCTACGGCGAGGGCGGTGACGACCTGATCGACGGCGGCGCGCATGAGGATACGCTGTGTGGAGGGGCTGGCATTGACCATTTGTTCGGCGGCACCGGTCGCGACTTCCTGGTTGGTGGCGCGGACGATGACCTGTCGGACGGCGGCACGGGAGATGACTACCTGTGGGACCTGCTGGGCAGCAACGCCATGATCGGCGGCTCCGGCAACGACCGTGTTGTAACCAACCAGTTCGGCGTCAGCGAGGGCGGCGACGGAAACGACACGATGGTTCTGGTGGTTGAGGAGGATTCCCGGCCCGGCAATGCGAGGTTCGACGGGGGAACGGGAACCAACGGACTGTCGGTCAACCTGGACAAGGCGACCTGGGAATTCGGGGACGTCGATTACGCCTACATGGAAATTGAATCGATTGGGTCGAATGGGCTGAACGGCTCCATGGGGCTGCAGTCCGACATCGAGAACGAGGACGCCTGGGCGCGGTCGGACTCCGGGCATTTCCAGAACATCAAGTCGTTCTCGGTGACCAACGACACGCAGTTGTACTTTGAGGGGCGGGGAGGCAGGGGAACCGAGGCTGCGCAGGACATCACGATAACCGGGGGATCGGGAACCGACTTCATCCAACTGGGCCGGGACAACGAGACCATCTACACCGGGGACGGCAAGGATTTCGTTTACGCCACCGGCTTCAGCACGAATGACTCCGGCCCTGTCTCCTGGGGGCGCGACCACATCGCGGGCTTCGATGCGGATGAGGATCTGCTGCTGCTCGGTTGGGGCGAGGAAGGCTCCAGGGTCGATGTTCAGGAGACAGGTTCACAGACGATCATAACGGCTTTCCTGACAGATGCCTTCGGAGCGGATGTCCCGGTGGACCACATCACAGTCGATGCCGTCGGAATCAACATCCAGATGGAATGGATGCCGGTCTGAAAAATCGATAACCTGAAGACACACCCTCGCCGATCCCGAAACTCCAGCCAGAGCCGCTTAAGCTTGGCTGGAGCAGCTCAAGGCACGACGGTGATTTCAACCCGCCTGTTTTCCTGGCAGGCGACTTGAGAAAGCGTCGCGACGCGCGGCTGGCTGTAATTGACCCCGCTGTCCCGGATCTGATGATGCGGAATGCCAAATCCGTTGTGGAGATATTCAGCCACGGTTTCCGCTCGCCTCTCCGACAGTATTTGGTTTTCCCGCAGCGTGCCCATCGTATCGGTATGGCCCACGACGAGTATCTTACTGGCTCCGTGCATCGGAATGCCTGAGATAATCATCGTGGCTCCGGTCGAGAGCAGGTCGCTGCCGCTGTCGAAGACGATGCTCATGCAATTTTCTCTCTAGCTTGAGATGGCAGAGTAACGCCCATCTGCCCCTGATACGAACCGAAACGGTCAGCATAAGATATCCGGCACGGCTTTCCCCTGAAGAACAGCACCTGCGCAATTCCCTGGCCGACATATAACTTCACCGGTCTATCCAAGTGATTGACGATCTCCAGAGTGACCTGACCGTACCAGCCTCCCTCCAAAACCGTATTCATGGCATTTAGCCCGCATCTAGCATAACTGGACTTGTCATGGACAAGGCCCGTCACATCACGAGGAAGAGTGATTGTCTCGATGGTAACCGCGAGAACAAACCCCTTGGCAGGCAAGATGAACTCGCTGTCGTGGCGACTCCATTCCAAGTCATCGGGGTGGACATTGCGCGGGTCGAGCGGCTCATCCGACTTCTTGTAAACAGCGAATTCAGGACCAAGCCTGACGTCATATCCATATGGCGACGGCCCAAAAGACATTCGCCCCTCATCACGCCCGACTAAACGGCGCTCGGCAGGCGAAATCATGCCATTATCGATGAGTTCGAGAATTTCACGGTCAGACAGGATCACGCCAGCACCTCCTAAAAAATACCGTCGCACCCTACAACCCTAAATCGTTTCTTGCATCATCGAAATCCATCGGCTCATCGCTTCTCGTCATACCACGGAGCGCAAGCCAAGCAGCCAGATCCGGCTCACGGGGAGCGCGTTTGGGGAAGTCTTCCTCCTTGACGCGCCGCTGGATGCGGGAAGGAAGGTCAGCGTAGGGATGCATGACGGGGACAATGTGGCTCCTGCACCTCCAATGAAGCGGTGTTTGCCTGAATGGCAGCGTGTGTCCGATGGGAGTTCCGTCAAGCAACCACCTACGGTTGCTGCGTGACAAACATATAGTTGTAGTACGTGAGTCAATCACGGATAAATGTGCCAGAGCGGCAAACAACTCCGGATGCCTCTTCGCCGTCTCCAATCGGACCGTTGATGCGACAGCATGAACGGCGCTGAAGATCAGTCCCTCGGCATTGCGCACAATCGGCAGGAACAACGACCCCGGCTCATCGGTGCGAACCGCATCGACCAGATCGTTCAGCGTCGGCTGCTGGTCAAGCGTCTCCACCAGCATCGCACCCTCCAGCGCCCGCTGCACGCGGAACTGAAGGTCGCCGGATTGCCGTGCCCACCAGTCACGCACTGTCGCACCCTCGATCATGGTACGGTCGCGTGCTTCCCGGAGAGCGTCCATGTCCATACGCTTGGACAGCCCCTTGATGACGAGCAGCGCGGACAGCAACGCGTTGCTGCTGTCCTGGGTGAGGGAAGCGACGTCGAGCAGGTGCTGGTCTGCCCGGTCGGCAATCTCGACGTAGGCATCGCTGACGGCTTCCTGCGCCTCCTCCACGAGAGCCTGAAGGCGGGCACGGCGGTTGGCCTCGTAGCGGAGGGAGGTGGGGTCGCGTTTTACGATGAGGGAAAGGATTTCACCGCGCAGTTTACCCAGTATATTCGTTATGTCGTCTGAGACATAACGAGCAAGGCGCTCAAGGGCGAGCGCGAGTAAAATCCCCTCATTCACGGCCTTGTCTGAAGCAGTCTCTTCGACATTGGCATCAATCGCAGCAGTCATGATCTACTCCGCCGCCATGTCATCAAAAAGCCCGCGCGAGGCGGGCTGTGCGGCTTTGGCGATAGCTTCCGCTATTCGCGGTCGTGCGATACCGTCAAGATATTGCTCACTCTTTTCGATGCCGATGAACTTTCTTCCGGCAATAACTGCCATCTTCCCGGTCGTGCCGCTGCCGAGGAAAGGGTCAAGCACTGTGTCTCCCGGATTGGACCACGATACGATATGGTTGGCGGGGAGTTGCTCGGGGAACTGCGCCGGATGCAAAGCACCCTGCCCTTGGTTCGGCATATCCCAGACATTCTGAAGCGGCTTTGTTGGATTGACAACGCGACCTTGCCTTGCAAGTTTTCTGTCATCGCGCATGCCGCCATCAGGCTTGCGCTGTGAGTTTTGCCCAGGACGGAACGAGTTGGCCCCGACCGTCTTGCATTCAGTCTGTATCGGATTGAATGTTCCAACCCTGCCTTTCGCCAACACGAACATATACTCAAATGCCGCTGTGTACCGCATACCGACTTTCGTCTGTGGCGGCGGTGCTTTTTTTCTCCAAATCATCGTGTCGTGCAGATTGAAGCCGATATTCTTGAAGTGTATAGCCTGCCTGAAACTTGTTCCGGTTTCGCTCCCATTCACCGTCGCATCACCAACCACCCAGACCACAACACCTCCCGTCTTCGTGACGCGGAACAGTTCGCGTGCCACGCCTTCAAAGTCGAAGCTGTGCCCATGATAAGAACGTAGGGAATCATAGGGCGGGCTGGTGACAGTCAGGTCAACGAACCCGTCGGGGACATCGCGCATACGTTCAACGCAATCTCCCAGCATAAGCCACGGCTTGCCCACGGCAAGTTCAGTCATAGCCGGGGAGTCCCACCGATACGGTGATTGAGGATGTACATCCGGATGGCAGCGCCGAGACTGCCCTTGGTCTTGGACCTGATCTTCGACACCAGACTGTTGGCGGTTAGGTTCTGCTTCGCCGCGATGGACTGGAACTCCTTCCACATTTCGTCACTGATGAAGATGCTGGTCGAGCGTCCCTGGACGGACAGGCTGCGCTTGCGGGGGCCTCGGGGCTTGCGGGGCTGGATGTCGTCGTTGCTGGATGTCATGACTGCGCCCCTCAAGATTTCTGCCCCCCGGTCGGCCTGGGCGGCTTGGCAGTGGGTTGGACACCACCCGGCTGGCGCATCAGCGGCTTGGCTGCTCGGACACCGTTGGCACCATTGGCACCATTTGCCGTGTTGGCAGGCCGTACCGCACCGTTGGCGACAGCGGCATCCGGCGTGCCGAGCAGTACCGGCTTCTCCTTCTCCAACTTGTCCACGATCTCTTCGAGCGACTGGCCAGGACGCACGACCTCGCCGCGCTGGAGGTTCCAGGCGTAGTCTTCGAGCGTGAGCAGGCCCTGCGTCTTGGCCGTGACCAAACCAAGGAGATCCTGCGCCGACATGCCGCCCGCTTCGAAGTCTGTGTTGAGCGTGCATTGCACATCGTCGGGGTTCTCATCGACCAGTTCTGCCATGATGCGAAGTGCCTCGGTAAACCCCTCGCTGCAGGACATCGCGATATCGGCAAGGCTTGCCGTTTCGCCGCTGGACCGGACGTTCAGCGCTTCCGCCGTTTCGGTAACGCGCTTCTTGTCCTCCAGCATCTGCGCGCCGAGCTTCGCCATGTGGCGTTCCTGCCGCTCCACCGCGCGTTCGAGCGTTTGTAGCCCTTCGCCCTTGAACTCCAGGTACTCGGCGCTGGCACCGGCCGGCAGCAACCAGATGATTTCCTCGGATATCAGGAACTTGTGATTGTCATCCGGATTGACGCCCTGAATCCACGGAACCGGGAAGGCGAGTTTGTGCAAACCGGCATTGAGGTCCACGGAGAAACGCCAGTGCTGGATGTTCGCTTCTGCCATCGCCAGCATGGGCGGCTGCTCCGGCGTTGCCTTAAGATTGCGCGGTCCCATGAAGACGAAGGGGATGCGCCGGATTGGCTCGCCGCCGATCTTCAGCCGGGGATAGATGCGGTTACCATCCTGGACGAGTTGGCCGTCTCGGTTGTGGCTCCAGAAGTGGACATTGTAGATGCCTTCCTCATCCAGTTCGAGAACGCGGAACCGGGGCCGGTAGACGGAGCCGTAGCCGTCGGCGGCGGGCATCGACACGGTGTCCTGGAGGATGACCTGATCGAGGGTCGGCACGCCGTCAATGACACGGTGCCGCCAGTTCCGGATGCTCTCAGCGTTGTAGCCAACCATGAACGGCGTGGGGATGGAAGTGCGGGTGCCGCTGTCAGGCTCGACATCGATGTAGAGACCGTAACGTCCCTTGGTCAGGACTTCGAAGGTGCCGTTCTTCGTGAACGTGTAGATGCTGGAGCCGGCGTTATCGACGTTCTTCTCCCGGTTCTCAAGACGCTTGGTCAGAGTTACCACGGGGGTGCGACGGTAGATTTGACCGATAAATGCGTTGGCAGTCTTTGCAAGAGCCCCGTACCAACTGCCGCGATTGAGATAGGCGGCATATTCCTGCGGAGACTTGTGGCCGGTCAGCTTCGGCACATAGATTTCGCCCGCGCGAATCATGTGACTCCGACCGCCGAGGCAATCTGACACCATCGCCCATTCGTGGGAACGATCCAAATACTCGCTATGGTAGTCCGAAACTGGCATTATAAAACTCCAAGCATGAAAATAGCCGCCGGATTTCTCCAAGCGGCTTTGGGCAGGGCAGCGAGGGTGGGTGCTATTTTCGCGACTTAACGAACGCTTCGACGGCGACGATCAACTTGGCTTCGAACCGCCTATAGGCTTCTGCCTGACTCAGGTGCTTGACCTCAACCCGGTATAAGGGGGCGGCGTAAACGTAATAGGCACCCTCGCGCTCATACGTAATTGGAACCGTGATATCCTTACCTTGGACACGCACGGTCTTCTTAAGATGAAAGTCAGGCATAATCTACAGCACGGACCTCGTGATGGCAGAATAGTCGATGGCCGGTTTGTCCGGCGGAACCCCGGCAGGCGGGTTGACCGTGTCATGCACCATGGCGGTATGGACGGTCATCAGTTCGAGTGGCACGCCAGTCGCGGAGCGGAGCAGGCCCAGCAAGTATCCCTGCGGCGACTTGTCGGCCCAGTCGGCAGGATCATGAAATGCGACGAGGGTGAAGTCCCTGCCGGCATGCGAATAGGCGTGGTAACTGTTCGGGATGCGGTCAAGGATCAGGACGGCGTCGTTCGGCAAGATCCACTTGGCAACCGAGCCTTCCCCGCGCTTACGGGTGGTGCCGGTCGGCAGAAGCGTTTCGGCTTTCCGCAGGTAGGCATCGCACGACTTGAAGTCAGCCGTGAAGACGCCCGCCTTGGTGGCCGCGCCGTACACATTGCTTTGGGAAAGCCACCGTTTCAGAACGTCGGCTTCATCATGGACTAAGGTCTGGTCCAACATGCGGTCACTCTTCTACCAGCGTGTGGTCGGGGTTTAGAATGGCGATTTGCACGCACCCACGCGCCAGTCGCAACGACATGGCGTGGCACTCGAACTGCTCCGGAGTGCCTGGGATTACGTGCTTGAACAGCCGCTGTTCCGACTGGAAGCTGTCCGGCAATCCCGCTCGGCAATACGGGCACAGGATGCGCTTGATTTCTGCGTAGTCGTCAGGGGATAGCCTTTCGACGGCATT